CGCTGTGTGCGCCGCGCACACGCTTGTTATCGGCACGCTTGAACCAGACTTTCCCGTTGCTGCCAGTACCCATGCTCTCAGCGATCGACGGCCCGCCGTCCTCGGCAAAGGCCGATGGATCGAGCACACCGTAGGAAATTTCTTCGTCCTTCTCGCGCTCGTAAATTTGCCTGCCGACTTCCGCCGCGTGCAGCTTGATCCCGACATTGGGTTGCCCGGCTTTCATGCCGTACCACTCGCGATAGCGCACCATGCACCCGCGTGGCAGAACGTGGCCGTTGACCTCCCAATCATCCGACACCACCGCCCACCACCCGACCGAGAACGGCGAAGCTGAACCCCAATCCATCGATCGAAAGCGTATCCAATCTTTCGGTATCTCGAACGGCCGGATCACATGTCGGGCGGTATCCCAGCAGTCGAAGAACGCGCCGAGCGTGACCGACCAATCGCCCGCCAGCCACGCCGCGACCAGTTCCGCGCTGCCCGAGGCGCGCAGCCGCTGCTTGTAGGCTTCGGCGTCAATGAAGACGTTGTTATCGACCTTGCTTGGAATGAACACCCGAGCGAGCCCGGTCACCGGGTCGGTGATGACCTTGTTGCCTAGGGGGGCTGGGTCAACGTATCTGGCCTTCACCCACTGGTGGCCTGGCCCGCCGGGATTGCCGGTCAGCCGCATGCCGACCGGAACGCCTGCTCCCGAGCGCAACGTCGCCATCAGTTTCATGATCGGCGCGGGGCTCGGGAAGTTTCCGCATTCCTCGATGTAGACGCGGGTGTAGCTGTGGCCCTGATAGAGCTCCGCGTCGGCGTCGCGCTCAAGATAGGCGAACCGCAGGCGCGCGCCCTTCGGATCGCGCCACATCTTTTCTTGCTCCTGATACGTCCACTTGAGCGGCGAATAGATCGCCCGTGATCGCTCGATAGTGTCGATCAGTTCAGTGCGCGTGCGCCGGATCATCAGCCCGGCGGCCTTGTCGCCGTAGCGATCGGCGTGCGCCATCCATTCGCCCAACATTCCATCGGTTTTGCCGCCGCCGCGGGCGCCACCGAAGAAGACCTCGAATACTGGGCACTGGATCAGGCACCATTGCGGCCAGTTCGCTCCCGGGCTCCAAAGGACACGCTCTACAGGTTCGGCGAACATGAGCTATTGCAGATTTCCACTGCCGTTGGTGATCTTGAGTGGATCAGGTAACGGATTGAGGTGGTCGATTGAATACTTCTTCTCCCATTCCTCGCGCGAGAGCATGGGCGGAAGCTCCACGACATAGCGGTGCGTGACATCGGCAACAACGGCGGTACTGGTCAGGTCGGGCACGCACTTCCGAAGCAAGGCGCAGATGGCGTGCACTTGCGACATGCTCAATTCCAGGCCGTCGAAGATGTGGGACTGCAGTCGGTTCACCAGTTCGGTTGCGCGGATTTTCCGCCGCACCTCGTCGGGATGAAACGGCATTCCGCGTTTAAGCTTGCGTGAGGCGCGTGCGACCACGGCTGCTCTCCTTAGACATTTGTACCCGAGGGGTAACGGTCGGCGTACCCGCCGGTCGCCGCGCCCGGCCAGTAGAAGCTATCGCCCCACTGATTGGGCGTTCCGTGACTGGCGCCAGTTCCGAGGTTCGAGCCTCTCCGCACACCCATTCCGTGCTCGGCAGTGATCCCCGTTCCCATATCGGAGAAGCTACTGCCTCCCCCCCTAACCTGGCCCGCTAGGGTGTTGATCAGTTCTCCGTTGCGCATGATCCAGCCCGGCCCCATACCGAGCAGGCGCCAATTGTTGGTCGAGGGGCCGGCCTGGTCGAATGCCGCCATCCCCGGAACATCACGGCCGAGTTTTCGGTATAAATCTGTGGCATTGAAAAACCCGCCCTTATCGCTGCCGGTGTTATACTCAATGCCCGTGACACCCATCCGCGGCAGAAATCCGCTCGCCAATTGGCTCAAATTCATGCCAGAGGCTGCCGCCGCCTGCTCGGGATCGTCCAGCTTCCACCCGCCGTAAGCGTCGAAATATTTCTGATCCTCGGGCGAAACGGCTTCACCGCCGTACAGGCCATGGGCGCCGCCACCGCCGCCGCCGCCTCTGACATCGCCACCGCCGTCCATGGCTGCCTGTGCCATTTGCAGCAGACCCGGCACCTGTGGTGCCGCCTGTTGCCCAACGCCACCTAATTGCTGGAATAACTCCGGCGGCGGTCCACCGCGAAGATCAGGCATGTCACTCTCCTATTGTGAGTAACTCTGGCGGCCGATCTGCATCGGACGACGCTTGATCGAGCCATACCCGAGCGCCTGCGCCATCTGACTGGTCGGGTCGGGAGGCTCCGCGGCCGGCGCGGGGGCCGGTATGAACGCGCCGTATTGCTCGGCACCGGGGTCGATGCCTTCTCTTCTATCCTCCATGCGCGATCGCCCGAGGGCGATCAGGCTTGGGTCGTTCATCATTGCGTGCCAGTTGGCCGCGTTGAGCGGCAAGCGCCCGCTGTCGACCAGGTCAATCAGAGTTGGCAAGGGGTTCTGAGCCTCGCGCGTCTGCCGCAACATTTCGCGCTCGACGCCACCATAGCGGCCGGGAAAATTCGGGGCCGGTATTTTGGGCCAGCGGTCGATGTTCTCAGACTTGCCCGTCTTGCCTGGCTGCGGCATGTGGGGGACCACCGTGCCCGGCTGATCCGGCACGAAGGTTTCCGGCCCTTCCTCGCCCACCACCACCGTTTCGTCCTTGGCCACATGGCCGCCCTTGGCCAATGCGCGGATATCATAAAGTAAATTGAAATTACTCGCCTGGCGGTCCCCTCTTAGTTCTCCTGGCAAGTCAGGATTAAAAGGCGGGGCAGGAGCAAAAGGCGTATCGGGGTTGGGGTCTTGTAATCCGGTCGGAGGCGCGGGCGGTGAAGTACCAAACCCACGGTCCTCGATCATGAGGTTTGGATTACCGATGATTTCGCCTTCCCCATAATCCCGCCCCGGGAAACCCTGTATGGCAGGCGGCTGCCCAGCATCGCGGCCGCCGGCCGCTAAATGAAGCAGCCCTCCGAGGTTGGCCTCATTGCCTCGGAATGGATTGAACATCCCAGGACCGCCCGGCGTGTACACTGGGCCAGGAGGAGGTTGGTATGCTGGCGATCGTGGTGCGGGTGGCGCAATCATCGGCGACAGCTGATCCAGCGGCATAATATCCCAAGGCCGGATGGCCTCACGCGCGCTGACATCACCCTCGCGGCCCAAATCTTCTTCGGTCGGCCCGGACAATTGCTGCGACATGCTCGCATATCGTTGTCCGAATGGCGCGGCGCCCTGCTTGCCGGGCGTGGCGTCCGGTTGGAAACCATACGGCCCTTGCACCGGGCCGGGCTTGGCCGGAGCGTAACCCTGCAGGGCGGCGTTGACGCCATCGACTATGGCACTTTGAACCTTGCCCCATATACTAAACCCCATCACTGTGGAGTTGGGGCCGCCGGGGCCGTAGCCATTTCTTATCGCACCATCAAGGGCGCCTTTGGTCATCAGGCTTCGCGCCATATCAAGCGGAATGCCCGCCGCTGCCAGCGCCTTGGCAGCCACCACACTGGCAGCTTGGAACTCAGGCTGACCCGAGTCTTTATTCAAGTTTTTAGTGGCGTCCTTAAGGAGATCATTCGCAAAACGCGCCTGCAGAGCAGGATCCACCCGTCCGCGCGCGGGCGGCGTCAAGAACGGTGCCGGCAGCGGTGCGACCGGGGCCGGAATATCGGCAGGCGGCCGTGTTTCTTGCGGCGGCTGCGGCGGCAGCGCTGTCGGCACCGGGATATCGGCCGGCGGCTGTGGTTGCGCTATCTCCGGCTGCGGAGCATCGGACGGTCGAGCCCGCGGCGTTGGCACGCCCGCCTGCTGATTTCCCCGGCCGCCGCCGATCAGGCCGCGGTCTTGAGCTAGTTGCCGGTTTTGCTCGTTAATGGCCCTTTGTTGCGCTTGCTCCTGCTCGCTCGGGCGCGCGCCCATATTGGCGCCTGCACCGCCTCGCAATTGGATGTGAGGCATGTCGAAGGTGCCGCCGAGGGTCTCGAGGTCAAACTCCCTAGCGTTGGCACGCAGCCAAGCGCGCGCACGACTGTCGGCAAAATCGATAGCCCGGCCAGCGCCGTGATTGGAACGGCCGGGCGGGGCAGCGGGAAAACCACCTCCCCCGCTTGACGGATTACCGCGGCTACGGACGCTTTCCTGTGACGTGCGCGGGTCTTGG